CAAGGAGTTTGTTTCATAACCTCTAACATTTTTTCAGCTAGTCCGAGCGAGTACATGTCGCCACTGTCAAACCAACGGAAATATCTGTCGCTGTCTAGGGCTTGCACCATGTCAGCCACCCAGTCGAGACGTTGCCAGTCTTCTTTATTGAAAGCCCGTGGAGCTTTCACGTTAGGGTAATTGTAGTTGCCTGTAGTGGCATAGCAGCCCTTGCAAGCATCAACTAACACACCTGGAGACTCTACAGAGCCGGGACACGTTTCAAGGGCTTGTAGGCTCCATGAGCGGATGCCGTCAAGCTTCGAAGTTACGGACAATTTCACCATTCTATTTTCTCCAGAGTTAAAACACCACCTAAGCCCACATTATGGGCTTAAATTGTGTTTCATTCTACTACTGTTTTATATTCTACTGTTACCCCTTGGAAGCTGTCTTGATAGTATTGTAGGCTTTTGAGTATGCTTTGAACCCGGCTCGTGTGTTCACCCACATAAACAATAGAATCATCAAAGTCTACGACAGAGCCTGTTAACGAGTAGCTGTGAAGGTTAAGGGCGTCATTTACGTGGTGCGTGAAGGTTAGCATTCTAGTTTCTCCTATAGTGTAAAAACACACTGCAAAGCCCCTAGAGGCTTTACGCTGGGTTCTTATCCTTCTTGAATAACTTTATGAGTTAAGACAGCGCCTCCTATAAAGCCACTGCTTCTGTAGTATTCTATATCATTTAATATGCGCTCCAGAGAAGACCCGCCTTCACCTACCATGAATGCAGAGCCTTCAGAGTCTACAAGCGAGCCTTCAAGACTATACCAGTAGGCGCCTAGAACTGGGTCTATATAGTGTGTGAGAGTAAGCATTCCGTATCCTTGGTAGTTGCCTTGCACCTTTGCTTGGCATGTATGTATTGTCGTTACTTTTCTCTGATTCTTTGTCAGTTTTTTACAACAAATGTAAATTTAGTGTAGGCTCTCTAATTTATACCCTCTAGAGTATACTTATCCACAACTTTTGAGTCTTATATAAGAGTGCCTTCTGTGGATAACTAGCACTAGCAGTGTGGATAACTTTGGCTGGTGTGGTAGTGGCTTGATGCCTTGATAGGCCCTTGTAGGCCCTTTAAAGGGCTTGGCTCATTAGTGGTGCATAAGCAGGGCTGATGTGTTGTTTATAAACCACGGATGAATTGTAGGGGCTTTGTAGGTGGCTCTGTAGGTGGCTCTGTAGTGGCTCTGTAGTGGCTCTGTAGGCACCTTTGTAGCCACTCACATCATACCCTATGGAGTACCCTTCGAAGCACCTACGAAGTAAGCACTCACTAACTTAGCCTTTGAAGCCTCGATAGTTGACACCTAAACCTTTGAAGCCTCAATAGTTTAAGCCTAAAGTACCGGGGGGAGGGGCTCTGGAGCTTTAAGAATATTTGTGGGAGCCTCTGAAGCTTACAAAAAAGGAAAAGAGCAAAAGGGCCTCTAAAGCTGCTTAAAAAAGAGGCACTAAAGGCTATAAAAATGCACTATAATGCAGCTTCTAAGTCCTTGAAATTATTAAAGAAAGCTTACTAATTAGGGACAGATTAAAAATGCACTGCTGAAAGCGAGCTTTGGTACTCTAAAGTTCCTCTAAAGCCCCTCTAAAGCTACCAAAGAAAAATAAATGTAAAATAAATCAGTGATAATATTGCACGTCAAGAAGAAAGTAGGCTATAATATTCTTTATAGATTTCCTATGAAGCCTGACCCCACTTCATAGCAGTCTGTACAGTCGTTAAGACCAACTAAGTTAAGTTTCTTATATTTTAATAAAGAAGCTTTACCTTTAAAGAGCTTTAAAGAAAGTTTCTAATAAAGAATAATAATTATTGTTTTCTTTAACTTCTTTAAAGAAGCCCTTTAAAGGGCCAACATTCTCCTAAAGGATAAAGAATTGTCTACAAATACAGAGGGCCTTGTCTCCCCTAAAATAAGAACAAAGAAAGGGCGTCCTCCTAAAGCTGACCTCCTTGCCGTAAAGAACCGAACTAAGGGAAAGCTGGGGCGGCCTGTTGGTGATACAGGGCGCATCCAAGAATTCAAGGAACGTCTTCTCGCCACAGGTGGAACCCGCATTCTAGATAAGATGATTAGCATTGCTTTGGATGATAGTCATCCGGGGCAGATGGCAGCTATAAAGATGAGTATCGACAGGGTGCTACCTATCAGCCTGTTTGAGGCCTCTAAAGCTGGAGGAAGCGTGCCCAGCATCAGCATAAACATAACAGGCCTTACAGAGGCTAAGGTGGTTGAAGAGCAGGAAGTAATAGACGTATGACCGAACTAAACTTTTCTTTGCTCAAATGGCAACAAAAGGTGTTTGCAGACAACACCCGCTTTAAGATTGTTACAGCAGGACGTCGATGCGGTAAGAGCCGCCTCTCTGCAGTTACCCTTTTAATTGAAGGGCTCAATTGTCCTGAGGGCTCTGCAGTTATGTACATTGCTCCTACCATCGGACAAGCTCGAACAATTATTTGGGACTTACTTCATGACCTTGGAAGACAGGTTATTAAAAGCTCCCACGTTAACAACTTAGAAATAACTCTTATCAATGGAAGAAAGATTCTGGTTCGAGGTGCTGATAATCCTGATAGCCTTCGGGGTGTGTCGCTCACTTATGTTGTTCTAGATGAAACAGCTTTCATTAAACAAGATATTTGGGAAAAGGTAATACGTGCTTCTTTGTCTGACAAGAAAGGACGAGCCTTGTTTATCTCCACTCCTTCAGGCCGTAATTGGTTCTACGACATTTATAAACTTGGTTTAGATGGAGAAGACCCTGAATGGAAGAGCTGGCTTTTCACTACAGAGGACAACGAAACCATTGACCCTAAAGAAGTTGAAGCTGCAAAGCGAAGCCTTAGTAGCTTTGCTTTTAAGCAAGAATACTTAGCTAGCTTTGACAACGCAGGAAGCGACATATTTAAAGAAGAATGGTTTAAAACAAAGCCAGAGCCCTCCGAAGGGCAATATGTTGTAGCCATTGACTTAGCAGGCTTCGAAGCTGCTTCGGGCACAAAGAACAAACGCCTTGATGAACACGCCATTGCCATTGTTAAAGTTCTTGACAACGGAGATTGGTGGGTAAAGAAAATAGATCATGGGCGCTGGGACGTTATGACAGCCGCTGTACACATCCTGAAAACAGTGAGGGAATATCGCCCCATTGCTACAGGGATTGAACGAGGGGCTTTAAAGAACGCTGTTCTGCCTTATTTGTCTGACCTCATGCGAAAGAATAATGTATATACACACATTCATGACCTCACACACGGTAACAAAAAGAAAACAGATAGGGTGGTTTGGAGCTTACAAGGCCGTATGGAACACGGAAGGGTAAGCTTTAACGAAGATGAAGACTGGTCTGAATTTCAAGATCAGCTCATAATGTTTCCAACAGCGGGTGTTCACGATGACCTTGTGGATGCCTTGTCTTACATTGACCAACTGGCTGTTTCTACCTATCAACAAAACTATGAAGAAGAAGAATATGAAGTTATGGATGTTACAGCAGGATATTAAGGAACAAAATGGCAACTAAAAAAGAAACTCAGTTTGATGAAACCACAGACGAAGAAAATGAAATTGTTTCGTGGGTTACAGAACACCTAGACCGTTGGCGAGACCATCGTGATACAAACTACCTAAGTGATTGGGAAGAGTTTGAGCGAATCTTCCGGGGACAGTGGGCTGCAGAGGATAAAACCCGCGAGAGCGAACGAAGTCGCATCATTAGCCCTGCCACTCAGCAGGCTGTAGAAACCCGACACGCTGAAATCATTGAAGCCATCTTTGGTCAAGGAGAATTCTTTGACATTCAGGATGACATTAAAGACATTGACGGCAACCCAATGGACGTAGAGGCTTTGAAGCTCCAACTAATGGAAGACTTCAAACGGGATAAGATTAAGAAAAGCATTGACCACATTGAGCTGCTTGCTGAAATTTATGGTACAGGTATTGGTGAAATCACTGTTCAAACAATTCAAGAATATAAACCCTCTACCCAAGCAATGCCGGGCATCGTAGGAGCTGCAGCAATTGGTGTGTCTACTACAGAGCGCACCTGTGTAAAACTTAAGCCTGTCAACCCTAAGAACTTCCTTATTGACCCGAATGCAGACAGTATTGAAGATGCAATGGGTTGTGCTATTGAGAAATATGTCTCCATCCATAAAATTGTAGAAGGGATGGAACGAGGAATTTATAAAAAGGTTGACATTCAAAGTTACGGAGAAGATAGTCAATTAGAGCCTACACAAGAGCTTTCTTATTACCAAGACGACAAGGTTAAACTTATTACCTATTATGGGCTTATGCCTAAAGAGCTTCTTTCTTCGTTGAAAGAAAAAGAAGGTGAAGAAGTTGAAGTAGATTTATTCCCAGAAGACTCTGTAGCAGATGAATATTGTGGAATGGTGGAATGTATTGTAGTTATTGCTAATGACAACATGCTTCTTAAGGCTGAAGAAAGCCCATACATGATGAAAGACCGTCCTGTAGTTGCTTACCAAGATGATTCGGTCCCCGGACGCTTCTATGGTAAAGGAACTGTAGAGAAGGCCTACAACATGCAGAAGGCCATTGATCAATGGCCTTCTGCAT